GAGGTCTTTTTCAAAACATTCACGAACTCGCTCTTCTGAAACTGGTGTTCCGACTGGTTCTCCGTGCTCAGGATCCGATTCAAGTACCAGATGCCCAACTCCGAACGTTGCATATCCAAGATGGTCTTCATAGATTTCATACACCACACCTTCATCAATTTTCAATTGTTCAAATACATTTTCTCTATTTTCAGGACTCATCGTTTTCACCTTTTATTAACTGTTTAAATCGTTTAAGATTTCTTTTCTTATGTTTCTTTTGCTGATCTTTTGTTAACCCTGGCTCGCCGTCAGGACCTACTCCTAGACCAGCAATTGCGCCAGAACCTACATTAGTTGATTCTTCGTCTTTAACGAATCTTTTTTCAAATAAACTATTGACATCTTCTTCAACTGTGATATAATACAAGTATCGCTCATAAAAACTATCTAAAGATTTGTCTAATTCGCTATCTGATATATCTTCGGTCAGCAATGATTCTCCATCGGAGAATTCGTTATATTCTTTTATTAACCATAAAGCAGCGGCATATGAAGCTAGTTTAGTTTGACCACCAGGGAGTTTTCCTAAAAGCTTTTTAAGATTCAAAATCAATTGGTCAAAAATACCAAAAGCTTTTTTATCAGACGCGGAAACAAGAGACTTCCTCTTTCTAAGAATATTCCCTTTATCGTCTATGATACCCTTCTTATACGCATCCCACTTATTAAATGGAGTTACTAATCTACGTATAAAAGAATATACTAGAAATAAATCTACCATACTAGATTCCTTGTAATACTTTTACAATATGTTCATCAGAAACTATGTTTTCTTTGTTTAATAATACAACATCATATTCTATAACGTCTGGCATAAAGTTCAAATATTCTACGAATGGTCTTAAGTACTCGTGGAATTCATGTAACTTCATAAACAACATATGAGTCGCTTCAGGACCAAATACATTATAGATTACAATAAGATGATTCAAAATCAACCTTTCTTTTAAATCGCTATCTTGACGATAACGACCAAACAATTTTCTAAGGTATTGAAACCTTTTCATATCTTCCTCAAATTCTGATACATCAGTGCAGTGAGGGTTGTCATAATGCTTCATTGCATATAGTAGAAAGGTTGATCCTGTCAATTTCATAGTTTACTTATATTTAAATTAATATAAAAGTATTTATTAGCTATCAGCTACGATGCTATCTTCAACTGCAGTATTACCAGTGATACCATCATCGCCTGCATTTGCAGCAGTAACTTTCATTGCTACTAATGGTTCTACGATATGACGAGTAGCGCCAGCTTCAGTAGTATAAGTATGATACAAATTCCAACCTGGAGTTTTAAGTCCTTTAGCTCGGTTAGCAGCTACAGCGGCTTCGTCAGTATCAACGAATACTGCATTATCTGCATCGTGAGATTGGTTTGTGTTATTTGCATTATCTTCTAGATACTTTGGTGCGTCTGCCGCTGTATCAGTTTTTCCCCATTGTGCCATGTTAGTTCTCCTTTATAGTACTTGGGTTATTTTTGTTTTGTATTTGGTTTTTTAGCTGGTGCTTTCGCCTTAGAAGCAGTAGTCTTTTTAGGAGCTGCTTTAGGTTTAGTCGCTGGCTTTTTCGCTGCAGGTTTTTTAGCGGTAGTTGCCGGCTTTTTCGCTGGAGCTTTTTTAGTTCTTTTTGGCTTTGTTACTTCTGGCTCAGGAACAACTACTTGTTCTTCTTTACCAAATAATATAGCCCATAATTTTTTAATAAATTCAATCATTTTAAATACCTTCTACATCTTCAACTTTATATGTTTTACCTGCGAAAACAAATTCTTTTTCGCCATCTTCTTTAGCAGATTTAGCAGCATACATGAATTGTTTTTTACTTTCTTTCTTTTCTTTAGATCTACCGATTGCCTTTTTAATTGCACCGCGGCGTTTCTTTAAATACTCATCAGAATCATCTACGTCGCCGTCGTTATCAATATCGTCGTCTTCTTTACCGACAGGATCTAACTTTTTAGCTTCAGTTACATGGTAACCAGTATCATCGCAATGATCGCAACCTTCACCTTCGCACTTAGGGCATTCTTCTTTTTCTTCTGCAAGTTCAGCAGATTCTAATAAAGAACCACGACCTTTCTTTAATTCAAAAGTAGCAGATCCGCCACGTCCTAAACCATTTGCTCTTAAGCTATCGCCAGACTTAGATACAGTTGCACCTTTAATAGAAAGAACAGCCATTAACCAATCTTCTAATGTTTTAAACGTTTTAATATCGCCTTTAGCTTCGTCAAGAGATTCGTCTAACATTTTTTCATGCTGAGGAGAAAGAGCGAAGGAGTATCCTTTACCGGCTTTTAATTTACCTTCTGATAATGCAGATGATAATTGTGTTTCGAGTTTAGACTCGATTAAATCCTTAAATGACATAATTGTCTCCGTATTTGTTGTAATATCTTTTCTATTTATTCAAATGAATTATTTTTATTTTGAGGTCGTTTACGCCTTTAATCAAGCGATGATACACGCCTTCTTCTATTGTAAAAATGGTACCCTTCTGAAGCAAAAAAGGCAGGCAACCATCTATTTGAAATTGCCAGCCATCCCCTTCAAGAACTTCTATTTGACGATCTTCTTTATCTCTATGCCATACATATTCTTCGGATTTTAGAGATACATCAAATGTTCTTACGGTATCATTATCAATATAAGGTTTACCAGAAATATGATCCACCACCTTTTAATCCTAATTCTTTAGCATACTTAGGTAATCTACAAGACCAATACCCAGGAGACATTTTATCGTTTTTAGTATCGCAATTATGTCTTGAAGCAAAATTCTTAGCAGCTTCTCTATCATTAATTTTAGATGACAATCCACCTTTCTGATCGCCAAACGTAATCTTTCTTACATTTCCTGTTTTAGGATCTTTAACATACACAACATATTTTTTACCATCGCCTGAGTTGCGTTTAGGACTATTCAATTCAGGGTCATCTGATTCTAGCATAGGTGATTCTAAAGGTACTGTAGTTCCTTCATATAAATCAAACTCTAACGTATCGCCGATATGTTGTTTAAATGTTTTCAAAATCAATTCCTTGGAAATTTCTGAATCTATCACCAACTCGTTGTAAATTGGTATCTTCAATAATTACATAAGTCGCTGTGTCACTAGTTGGCTGTGCAGCAATCCAATCAGTTGCTTCTTGTTCTGTAGAATACATTGCCATTACTATTCTATCATCTTGTATTTCTAATGATGAATCTAATAGTACAACAGTCCACGGGTTTGCCGCAGACTCCTGTTCATATACATCTATTTTATACATAATTCAACTCGCTATTAAGATTTTTCAAATCAAAAAAGTTCTGGGAATAACTCTTCTACACCATCAGCATCCATTCCATATTCAGATCCCATTAAAGCTTTTTTAATATCAGCTTGTTTGCCAGTAACGGTAACATCGCCGTCGCCATTGTCTTTTACTTTTACTTTATATTTTCGTTCAAACTTTTTAATATCAATTGATTCTACATCCATTTGAAAATCCACAGACATTCTTTTAGCTGATTCTTCAATTTGTATGCTTTCTTTGTATACGTCGCCTATACTTTTATACATATCAGCTACAATAGAAAAATACTCGCTATCTGGGTTTTTCTTTTTAAGAGAACGAATTACATTTTGCGCATGACGAAGATCTTTAAATTCGACAGGTTTTCCACCCTTTTTCCAAACTTTATTATTGATGTAAATAACACGAGGTAATCTGTCGCCTGCCGACTTTCTTGCGGCGGCTTTACGTTCCATCTCTGCTTCGAACTCATGTTCTTTACGTTTAAATGCACGTTTACCCATAACGCCATATTCATCAAGTTCAACTGATTCGTCAACTTCTTTTAGCGCAGCAGTGCGTTTATCATGAATAAACTCTGGACTGCCCATAATACGATTCTCAGGATCTTTATCAACTAGCTTTTGAGCTGCAGCTTTTGTTATATTAGGTCTGCTTACAATTTGATTCTTCTTTGTATCTAATACTGAATATTTGCGTGCTTCATTAATAGATTCTTTTAACTCTTTAAACGTTTTCATTTATCCTCCGAACTCATGTCCTGCGACACGTTTCATTTGTTTTTTAAATTCTGCGAAATCTGGTTTTTTCTTATATAGTTTGATAGAGATTTCGTTGCGATCTTTACCTTTGATACGCCACTCGTACCCTTGTTCTTTATGCTCTGGTTTGGTCGTTTTAACAACGCGACGTTTATAACCGTCTTCCCAAGATTCAGAACCTTCTGTAATAAACTTTTTAAAATTAAGCATCAGGAGTATCTTTCTTATATTTATCAGTTAATTCGTCAGTGCCCCAATCTCCGGCACCACCTTCCTCTACAACAATATCACGTAGTACAATAGGATCTATATTAAGATTAAATTTCCTAACAACCTTCCCTGCGTGATACGCCAAGTCTCTCTTAGGATCTTCTTTTGCTGCTTTTTTGACCAATTCAATAGCCTTTTTATACAAATCACGTTTAGTAGTTTTGGCTAGTATTTTAGCGAGAGTTTTTAAACCAGATGCTTTTTCATCAAGTTCTTCTTTGATAGCTTCTACTTCAGCACCTTTTGGAAAACCTTTAACATTATCTTTAAAGGATAAGGCGTCCATCTTACTTTTGAAATAAACATCGTCGCATTTGCGTTGACGAGTCATAGGATCTATATAACATACAGTTGCTTTCACTTTATGAGATGCATCTGCTTTATGTTTATAATTACGAGCTTCATCAAGTTCAACAGATTCGCTTCGTACTTTATCAGCCAAGTCTTTATCAGCTTTACCCCACGTACCTTTTGATTTAGTAGCAAATGAATTAACTCTTGCTAAACCCCATTGGTGTGGATTAGTACCTGGGCGATGACCTGTACGCCATGCAGCTACACCACGATCATATACCTTTTTAAGTATACTATATGGCATACCAGATTTTTCTGCTTTATTCTTTAATGCAGCTTTAGCCTTGCTTTCCATTAAATCAATGGACTCTTCTAAATCTTTAGCTGCTTTGATAAACTCTTTTACATTGTCAGGAGTTTCTTTCTTTGGTTTGTATAACTTAAATCGTTTATCGAATTTAACTTGACCATTGCTTGCCATTAGATTATGGTATCTTTTCTTTGGAGCGCAATCTGTTTCAGACGCTTCACCGAACATATCTTTAAACTTTTTAGTATGTTTAGATGGTTTTGTTTTTGCGTCTTCATCGCCTGGAGCAGGTTTATATGAAGCAGGATTGTCGTCATCAGACTTAGCATATTTGGCAAAGTGTTTTGCTCTTGCTTCTTTATCTTTTTTGCTAAGACCTTTATAATAACCTTTAGGTTGACTTCCTGGCATATCCTTTACATCAGGATCTTCTGCCTTTCTTTCTTGTAGATATAGTTCGAAAGACTCATTAACACCTTTCTTATCTATTGTACCATGCAATCTTTCTTTTTCTTGAGCTTTAACATCAGGTAGAGTCTTTCTAACTAACGTGTTTATCTTTGCGTTGGAAATCTTTTTGACTTTCTTTTCTAATGCTTGCTTTTCTTTATCAGATAGATCAGACAGGCTACGGCCTTTGGCAAACTTTGTTTTAAGTTTATTGATTACTTGCTTGCGTGCACGTTTTTCTAAAGTACCTTTATCAGCCTTTTTACCTAATGATTTCTTGCGAGCTCTAGCTATCTTATTCTTATTCTTGCGCATAGCAATACCGATTTTACGACGACCTTCTCTAGAAAGAGCTTCATCTAAATCGCTATCTTCAGTTAGTCCCATTCCATCACGAACTGCTGCAAATGCAACCTTAGCTTCAGAACCTTGTAACTTTTTAGGCAATCCCTTTTTAAATCCATCGAAGTCGTCAGCTGCAGCAAGAGCTCTCATTTTAGAAGCAGACATACCTTTTGCGCCATCTGCGTCAGGATCTCTTTGGCCTGCTGATACGACTTCAATAGAATCATATGTATAAAGCTTTCCGTTGTATTTGTTTAATAAAGTTTCAAATTCTTTTACTCTGTCAGATCCAGCAACCACTACCAATTTCTTAAATTGATTCTGTAGCTCTGCTGCCACTTCGAGGATTGTTCTTGCTTTTGATTTCTTAATTAGATCTCTGCCGAAAGCAGTTTGTGCGAGGAATATTTTTGTATCGTAATCGAGTGGATTCTTTTTCTTATCTTGCGAATGAGAAAGATATATGCCTGGAGCACCGCCTAGTTCTTTTGCCTTTTTGGCAACAACATCTGCTAAAACTTCGTGCCCAGACGTAACAGGATTCATTCTGCCAAACGCAATAACAGCAACTTCTTTTTTGACAGCTTCCTTTAGAACTGGATTTACTTCAATATATTTAGAAGGATCAAATTCTTTAAACTTTTTAAGATTCTTATCTTTCTTTTTTGCTTCGTTAGTCATGAGAAACCTTTCGTTTTATTAATTATAATTTAGTTGTAGTGTTATTTATAATTTTCTTTAAACGATGGTATAAAGTCATAGTTTCTATTTGCAGAATCAGACCATATAGTAGACTCTCTTAACCAACCTAAAGCAGGAGTTGGACTCGCAATACAAAGTGGGATTTGTGTTCTTCTTTGATTTAATATGAAATATGCATTATCAACACAACCTAATCGGCCATTGATTTCAATTTCTTTTATTAAAAATTGAGCCGTCTTTTTAGTCATAGCGTATGCGTGTGCACCTTCGTGACCATTGATACCTAAGAACTCTTTAGTAGGACCTGCATTTACATGATCATATCTAGAGGGATCGGTTACTTTATAACCAAGTACAACGATATATCCATCTGGTATATTCATTTCGTTTATATTGTGTAACATAATAGCGTCATGTTCTAATACAATACCAACATCTAAATCGCTATCAGCAATCTTTTTCCATATAGCAGCATGCCCAGCAGTACAACATTCGGCTTTTTGAGGCGGTGATGGATTTTCAACATATGGGATATTAATAGATGGTTTTGGCCAATTAAAAGGTCGGCCTTCATTCTTTGTTAATTTAATACCTGTAAGAGACCAAGCATTTACACCTAACATATTCTGATAGCCTTGAAAGTATTCCCACTCAAGTCCCACATTATCGCAGGACTCAGCGGTTACTTTTGCGTACTCTTCAGAAATAGGATCTTTTATTTTTAAAATAAAGGCTTTAGTTTTTACTTCTTTTGAGTTGTTCATATACTTCGCAATCTTCTTTAAAGTGATGTTTGATACTTGATATGGATTCTTCGTCAAATTGGAATTCGTTATTCCTATCTTTTCTAAATCCTGTTTTATGTTTTGGCATTGGAACCGTGACAGGTATACCAAGATCATATAAGAAAGATTTTACTTCATGCTCTAGGTTTTCATATAACCAATATTCGCCTAAAGATTCTCCATTGTATTTAGAAAAGCCAGTTTGTTTTAAAGTAGAATTTACTTCTCCTCTAAAAGTTCCATTCCTTGCCCAATTTAAATATTCTTGGCACGAAGCTGGAGTCTGTGGAGACCACCATTTTTTATAGAAATAATAAAAGCTCTTCTGTCTATCCAAAGGATCTCTTAATACGTTTACGACGGTGTATTCTCTAGCTTGATCTACTGACATAACACCTTCAGCAATAAGTTCTTCTAAAGTTAAATGAAAAACTTTGTAGTTTCTACTATACTTTTCAACTATTGCTTTATCCAACGTTCCTTGTATTTTAGAGTCTTCTACATCAGTATAAATCGCATCAGGATCTGGGATGTTTTTAATTAGAAACTCAGACAGGCTACTACTTGCGGTCTTTGGTGTTCTTAAAAACAAGAATTTGTATTTGTGAGATAGATACATTATAAAACTGCCTTATCATACGAAGTTGTCCATGGCATTCCAGTTGAACCCCAATGATGATCTGCATATATCTTATCAGGGCCATCATATCGTTTGGCGTCTCTTGCGTAAAATTGTGGTATAAACCAATGGGATGGCCAAACAGTTAATCTATGCAAGTTATTAGGTACGTGTTTACTTAAAAACTCGTTGCCTGTAGATTTAAAAGGCGCAGGATGCAAGTCCGAAGGTTTTAATTTGTGCAATTCATCGATTAAAAATTTAACAAATTCATTACCAGGGTTACATGCCATTATTGGTTGTATATTATAACCACGACCTTTTTCATTTTCATAACAAGAATATGCGTAATGCTCAGGAGATGTAAATAGTTCTTCTGTATTGTTTACGCATGACATATCTGCTTCAGGCATAAAACCGCCACGTTCATACAATAATTCAAGACGAATTAAATCAGATACGCCAGGGTATTTTCCTGTATTATAATAGTGTTCAATAAGACTCTGATTTTTCCACTTGCGGGCTTTTAACATTTCATCCGTGAATATATTGTATTCCCACCCAGGATGTTTATCTCTCCAAGTCAACATCCACTTCAATGGGGCAGGCTTTGGCCCAATCCATATCTGCGTTATCTTCTTTTCGATATTCATTACTTTTGAACCCACCAAACGAAGTCATCTTCAACATGATATTTGTTTTCGCCGTATATTTCGTTCACTGCTTTTTGAACTGTAGGAAAATGAATATCATGACCCATTACGTATCCGCCCGGGCGCACTTTACATGCCCACGCGCCTACATCTCTGATAACACCTTCGTATGAGTGGTCAGCGTCAATAAAAACAAAATCTAAACTTTCGTCTTCGATTTGTTTAGCTGCTTCTGTAGTATAGTCTTTAATGATTTGTGCACGACCTGAGAATTGTTCGCAGAATGCTAATAGGTCGTTATAGTATGCGTTATGGTCCCAAGCATGACCATTTTCACCAGGTGTCCATGTTTCAGGACCACCATTGTCTGGTTGTGGCTCATATAAATCAACACCAGTCATGTGTAAGTTTTTACATGTTTTAACTAGATGTTTAAATGTTTCACCACGCCAAACGCCAAGTTCAGCACCTTTAGTCCAACCGTTTAATCTCGCTAGTCTTTCAATTGTTTGCCAACGCCAAAGATTGCCGCCGTCATGACCACGATCACGTATTCTACCCATAATATACTCCATTGTATAGTTACATATTTAAAATTATATTTATTTACTTCTGCCAACCTTTGATATTTAGCTTAAGTATTATATCCACCGGTTTTGTTTAATTTAATAATTACGTGGAATGGACCATCTGCTTCAATTCTAATATCCCAATCTGAATATGCATCATCTACAAACCCGTTATAGTCATATGAACCAGTATTTACAAGGTAATAATGACCGTGTGTATCTTCTGAATCTGGATCTTTACGGGTAATATCGATTTGCTTACCGACCTTTGCTCCCCAGAATAATTCTTTTACACTTACAAATGCAGTGTTTGCGTCGAATGTTTCTCCATCAGCAACTAAGTCTGATAAAGAAATGTTGATTGGATCTGGAGAAGAAGAATTATCGTAGCATTTAAGAACTGCTTCGCCTCGCGATCTTTTAAGGTAGTGTACACGTGCCATTATTTTTGCCATCCTTTTATGTATTCAGTAGAGAAGTTAGCTTTACTAAACTGCAGTCTATCTACAAGTTTCAAGCTATTTTTACCGAGATGATCTATAGCAACAAAACCTTCTTGACCAGTTACTTCAAAACCATCTTTTGTTTTAAGTAGAGTTTTCAAACCTTCTACATTATTCAATTTATCTATTACAATTAGCTTAGCATCAACTAATAGATTATATAAAGTAAAGAGTCTTTCAATATCTTTCATATTCTTTTTATCAAAGAATTTTATTAACTCTTCGCCTTTTGCGATTTTAGCATCTTTAGTCTTTTGTTGTTTTACTTTATCGGCTTGCTTTTGATAGTATTCTCTAATGAATTCTTGTAAGCCAATTATAAAACCTTTAGGATCGCCGATGCGAGAACCTTCACGAACCTTTGAATTGATATATGTATTCGTACGAGCATTCAACTCTGAGTTATTCTTAAATTCGTCTAACACACGAGATTTGGTTTGACGGAATATCTTACCTGCATTTGAAAGGATCTTAGTGAATTCGCCTGTTTCTTGTTTAGTAAACGTAGCATTACCAGATCTATCTTCAAATACAGCGTCTACTGACCAGACACTTTTTGCTTTCTTGAGCTTTCCAGCAATCTCCTCTCCAAAACTTGCAGACATTTCTTCAAAGCTTGGTCCTCTGTATACTGTATGCCAGACCACGCCGATTTCTGATGCTGCAATTGTTTTACCGAGTCCTGATTCCGTAGGTACCGCGTAAACAATGGTATTAGGATGGAAAGTATAATGCGGTTCGCCATCAATGTTTTCCACTTTGAGATCGTCTTTCGTAAATAGGAAATCACCCTGTATTACTCCTTCACTAATTCCAAGTTTAGCGAATTCTTTTAACGCGACTTTAAATTTGTCCGCAAGATCGCCACTTAGATCATTATCAATTTCTTCATTCGTTTTGTATATTTTAGGGTTCTTATTAAATACACCTTTCTTAGCAATAAAAAACTTGCCATCACTAGGATCAACACCAGCGAATAACGCAGGAGCGCCATCCCATTTAACAGTAATACTTACAGGTGCAGATGCATTACCTGCTAACATATCTCTTACTGCTCGTAGGTAATCGAAAACATTACGAGTACCAACTACTCCGCCGTCTATTACAGCATCTTCGAGGTGAGTCATGTGTAAGTTTTTACCGGCTGCTTCCGTTATATAAGACTTAAATCTTTTCATTATGCTACCGTTATTCCGTTGAATTTAACTGCTAAATTAAAACCTTGTGCGATTTTATTATCGGGTTTTGGTTTGTTTGAACGAACCGACATATTCATTATAACTGATTCTTCCTTAGATGTCAACTCAATAAACCAATTTTGTTTAGATTTTGGTGATTTATATGCAATTATGTTAACTACTTTAGGAAGGAATACATCTAGCTGATCTTCATCCGTAACTTTTTCATAATTATTACCAATTGCTTTTATTACAACTAAAGGAACAGTATCATCTTTTTGTAATACTTGTTTCTTGATGTAACCTATAGTATCATCTTTACTTTTGTTAACCGCAGCAATTACGCTATCCCTAACAATATCTAACATCTTATCGTATAACGCTTCATACTGATCTGGATATTCTTCTCTATAATCTTCTATCGTATCAATTGAATCTGACTTTTCGCTACGAGTCATCCAATTTGGAGATAATCCTAATTGCTTATGAACATTACTGTATATAGAATCTATCAATTCGCCTTTCATACCATTGTAACCAAAATCATCAAACATTTTATTTACATATGTATTTAATTGAGGTTCTTTTGTTTTAGCTCCACCGGCTTTTAGTGAAACTCCTAACATAGATCCAGATTTGAATTGAACGAAAAGATCGCCTTTGTGATTAGATGCTACACCTTTTGGCTTTTTACGATATCCCCAATATACTTTATCAATAGTAGATTCGTTATTGAGGTCATCTAAATATTTAAGAACACCGATTGCGTTTTGCATCTTTTCTTTAAACTTAGATGATGTTGGCATTGTTTCAACAAAAGTATGACCAGCTTGCATATCTCTTTTATCAACATATACACCTTGATCGTTTCCTTTTAAATTAGAAACAAAATCATATAGTTGTTGTTCTGATGTAAACTTAGTTCTACCCGCCATAAACGCAAGCGCTGGTACTAATTCAGTGATAGTTGAATTAAGAGTAGTTTCTGACATACCGCCTGAAGTTGGCTTGTAAGTAATTCTTAATGTATGCGTACCTAATTTGAGTTCAGTAGATCCGACTGATCCACCTTGTCTTGATTTCTTAAAATCAATACGAGCAGCTTTTAACTTCTTTTCAATATCGGATTTTACTTTCTTACGATCATCAGCAGCGGCTCTTACAACAAGAGTAGTCGTCCTTGAACTAGATCCCTTTACTGTATATACATAAGGAGAGATAGCCGAGTCAAATGCTTGAACATCGGCTGCTGTGATATATCTAACATCACTTAAATCTTCTACCATATATTGTTTAAACGTATACATTTTCAACCTTTAGTATTTAAAATTAATTAAAAACTATTTATAACAGAGTTGAGGTTGCATCGTTGTTGAAGATGTTCTTCTTCTTGCCCATTCTTGAACCAAAGTCGCCTTTATCAAACGCAGGTGTATCGTTTTGTTGTCCATAACCACCGGCTGGTTTACCATTTACGGCACCTTCTATATCTCGTTGGGCACTTTCTTCAAGATTAAAGATTTTCATT